AAGCGCTTCTCCTTACAAATCACGGCTCTACCCGGCATTTTGCCGGACTGTCCTTTTTCCCTAATATAGCACATCTGATGCTTTTCCTCAACCGGGATTCCCTTTTCCGACAAAAAATGGTTGCTTTTTTCCGGCGGCTCTGCTATAATGCACCTGTACGCAGGATTCGTACATCGGTAGTACAACAGCTTCCCAAGCTGTGAAGGCGGGTTCGACTCCCGTATCCTGCTCCATTGGACGCAAATCCAAACACAATTACCGTTGTGGGAATGGTTTTCATCCAAACCAAAAGACACGCCCTGCCTTAATAGGCTGGGCGTGTTTCTTTATTTTTTATACATCCCCTGCACCACTCCGACGTTCTCTGCCCGTTCAATATCCCGCTTGTGCAGGTACTCATAGACGGCCATCATGGCCGCAGGCGGTGTGGTTCATTTCCTCCCCGCTCAGCCTGTAAAACAGGTCTGCCAGCTCCGGGTCGTCGTGCTTGTATTCCACGGCCAGTTCTGCGTAGGTGTGCGCGTCTTCCAGCTCGTCCTCAATGTGCTACATCAGCAGCTTGATTTCTTTCATCTGATGCCCTCCTGAATGTACGCATACAGCGTATCAATATCTTGCTTTCCCAGCTTGAGCGTAAGCCCGATTCCGGGGATTTTCACGGGCAGCGCCTCTGTCCCCATGTATGGCTTTGCGGCGTTGTACAGGGCGTCAACATCCACCGTGCCATGCTCCATATCGTAAACGCCCAGCGCCTTTACCATAGGGTGATCTGCGTACTGGGCAATAATCTTCGGGAAATTTGCGGCAAGCAGCCCCCCAGCCCCGGCAACCAGAACTCTGTCCCAGCCGGAAAGACTTGGAGCAATGCTTCTGTCAATGAATCTTGCAAGCCCCGCCTGCACGTTTTCCATAGGAATCATAAATTACCTCCTTGAAAGTATGGGGCGGCGGCTGCCGCCCCAATTGTCGGGAATCAACCGTTGCAGCACCCGCCGCACTTGGGCAGGGGGTTGTACAGCGTCTGTGCCGTGGTGCCGGTTCCGGTGGTCACGTCGGCAACCTGCTTCGGATAGAAGGTCGCGTTGGCGTAGGTCACGATGGAATTGTCAGCGCAGCAACGCCGCTCTGCCTCGATCTTGATGTCCTTAGACAGCTCAGCCCGAACGCATTCCACGTCCTGACGAACCAGCGCGAAGCTGTCCTCAGTGCGCTGATTGTGTACGGCCTGATCGCACAAGGTCTTGCGAATGTCCTTGAGCTGTCCGTCAATGTAAGCGTACAGCTCAATGGATTTCTGGTCGTTGTAGGCGTTTGCCTTCAACAGCGCGATTTCGGAATCCTTGGCGGCGAGCTGCTGCTCACGATCCAGTTCATACCGGCTCACGGGCATGTTCTCGCTGCACCCGCCCCAGCCATAGCCATAGGGCATGGCGGGTATAACGGGAGCGGTGGGAGCGGGATTGCGGTTGCCGAGAGCCAGAGCGCCCAGGCCGCCCGCAGCATTCATCACGCCCAGCGCCAGACCGGCAATACCCGTGCCAAGACCGGCACCGGCTACGCCTTTGCTTGCATAATCCTTTTCTACTTCCATTAGAAGTCCTCCTTCAAAATATTAGGAGGTGGCCACCTTCTGTCATTATAATAACAAAAAACCAGGCGAACGAATCATCATCGTTTCGCCTGGTTTTCGTCAGAAAATCGTCAATTTGTGGTCAAATAACTAGGTCATCCGGGAGTGTGGCACTGTACCCCTTGACTGCATCATATTTCTGCTGCAATCTTCGGACAACCCTGGTTATCGTGGCTTGGGACACATGGAGATTTTGTGATTGCCATATCTGGCTTTTCCCGGCGGCACGGGTGGTTAGGACATCCATTTCCAGTGGCGTTAGATACGCCAGCCTGTCAAATTCTTTCACAACCACCCGGTTTATCCGGGATTTATCCATTTATGGCATCAGTCCTCCTTGGGGGAACTGTAGGTTCTTGCCTGTTTGCTATCAGCGATACCGGCGGTGGTAGGATCATTGACCACGCCCAGAATCACCAGCAGGGCAAACACGGCGTTCACCACGGCCAGAAGCTTGTCGCCGATCTCCCCCAAATCCAGCGTAAAGCCGAACAGGGCGGCCACCGTTTGCACCAACAGAAGCAGCGCAGGAATTGCGGCCATCCAGAAGGCTTTGTTTTTGACACGTACAATCCAGTTAATCATTTTGTTTTCCTCCTTAAAAATCAGCCCAGCCCAAGCCGGGCAAGAATAAACCCTACGACAGCGGCTACGACGATGTATATGACCTTTTCTACAAGCGACTTCCACCGCTTGCCGGGTTCGGATTTCAGCTCCTGCACGTCCGTGCAGAGGCCATCAACCTTCTCCCCGGTAACTTCCACCTTCTCCGCCATCACCGCAACAGACGTTGCCAGCGTGTTCACCGCTTCCGTGTGCCGTTCCAGCGCGTCCAGACGGTGGGAGTTGGATTTGCTCCGCTGTTCTACCGCAGAAAGCCGCCCAGCGATTTCAGTTCCTTCCATTGGCATACTCCTCTCTTAGCCGTTCCACCGGCTGTACTTCCCGTTGTCCTCGTGAATGCCCCAGCTGTACAGCCCCAGACCGCCCCGCCCGGGGATTTTCTCGGCCTGCACCTCCTGCGCTATGGCATACAGCTTCTCCGGGGAGATCGCCCCTGAGAGGTCTACGGCCTGTCCCGTGGTGTGCAGGGAGTTGGATACTCCGCCCACCTCGGCATTGTGCCGCTTGCACCGCACACCGGAATTCACGTTCAGGGGCACTCCCGCCCGGCGGCGTATCTCATCGGCCATGCGGACGGTTTCCTCTGCGGGTTCTGCAGGGAAGCCGTTGCAGTATTTCCCGCCGCACTGGCACCGGAACTCCTCCCGGGTGAAGTACCGGATATCATCCCAGAACGTCCCCGTCTTCGGCGCGTCGCTGTTCTCCGGCTTCTCCACCTTTACCGCCGTCCCGGCAATAGCACCAATGAGCATTTTCTGGGTAGCCGCACCCGGTATCCCATCCACGGTAAGTCCATAGTCGGCTTGAAACGCCCGAATTGCTTCTTGGGTATTCCTGCCCTCGATGCCGTCAATCGTGCCGGGAGAATAGCCCAGATAGGTCAGAAGGCACTGAATTTGCTTTACCGTCATACGTTCACCTCTTCCCAGCCCTGAGGGTATGCGGACGGCGACCATACATTATTGTCCAACGTGGAGCGGTACACTTTGCTTCCCTCCGTGCAGCAGTCGCCCTTATTGTAGGGGCTGGTAGCCATAGCGACGAACGGCAACGCTTTCGCTGGGTCTGTGCTCCAAGCAAACCCCCACTGCGCTGGAAGTTCCTCTGGCTCCTGAGTGTAGATAGTGCTGTCATAGGGCTGCACAAGCCGCACCACACGGCCAGCAGACGATTGACACACAAACCCGGCCTTGCGCTCCAGCATGTTTTTGTTTGCGACAGCAGCCTTGAAACTGGGAATGTCGCTATCCGTCGCGTTCAGTTCGGTGCCTGTCATGTCCGGGGCTTTCTCCTGCAAGGCGAGCGCGTTCGCCCGTCCCTGAGCATACATGATGCTTTTTCTTTCTTCCTGGGTCACAGACTGTCAACCCCTTTCTTATAAGCTTCATCCAGCTCTTTCAGCTGTTCCTCACCACCGCTGGCTTTTATCTCCCTGATTTTTTCAAGGATAGCGTTTTTACGCTCTTCGATGGTCATCATGCGTTATTCACCCCCAGAGCAGTTTCAATTTCAGTCAGCGCAGATTCATATTCGGTATTCTGAGCAACAACCGTCTGGTATTGCTCCCGCTCATACTCCCGCTGAGCGGCATCAAGCTCTGTCCAGGGCTTCCACGGAGCTATCATTTCACCGGTAAACACTACGCCATCAGCACGTGTCCATGTCTGTCCCGCAGGAATGAAGCGATAGCCCTGAATATAAACACTGCACTTACCATCGAAGACATCTGTTTCAATAGGTGTAAGGCCTTCGCCAGAGGTGACGTAGCACTTAAAGTCAGAATCAATGTAAATCATCATTCTTCACCCCATATCTCAGATATTGTCAGCGTCGTCTTGCTGTATCCTCCAGTGGTTATCCATATACCAACATATCCCGCGGTTAAAGCTGAAACGTCGACAGAATACTCGCCGGTTGCAAGGATCTTCATATCTGCAGCAAATGTTGGGCTTTGCTTGGTAGGCCGTTCATTCGCCACCGCAAGACTAAATCGAAAATGATGTGTATTGCCATCTTGGTCCGAGTATGCAGTATTACCAATACCCGTTATTTTGAATTTCAGAGTATTTACTCCTGTCAGATCGATCGAGTTATTCGTGAATGCATTTGCATATCCTATGCTACCACCCCATGCTTCTGTGGATAATAGCATGCTATTATCATTTAAAGTAAGTACGCCGTCAAAACTTCCACCGGTCGAGGGCTGCTCGGATACTGACCAGCCTCCGGTTACTGCATTATAGGTATTTCCGCTTTTATACAACCAGAGCAAATAGCTAAGTTCAATGGCCACGATTTGACCATCTGTAGTTATAGATACAGATTCACTGGTGTTTTCTACCCCATCTGTAGCGGCCACAGTCCAAGTCCCGGCGTTCGGCACAATGCAAGTCCATGTGCCGCTAGTGTCTGGGGCGGATATAGTCGTTGTACCGTCAGAGCAAGTACAGGTCGAACCGGCGGGATAGGTAATGTTAATGGTGGCTGCGAAAAATGCAATCACGGTGGAATAATTGGCGGTAATGACAACAGGCTTTGACGAAGTTTGCGACCCGTCCGTAATCTTAAGCGTCCACGTCCCGCTTGCAAGCCCCTTGAAGACCACCACACCGCTGGTGCCGGAGTTCTTGGCCTTTGTCTTGCCGTCCTTGGAAACAGTCACGGTGACGTTCGCCGGGGCTGTGACGGTCAGGGTGCCGCCTGTGCCGCCGCTGGCACCAAATCCATATAAAGGCACCGCAATACTCATACGTACACCTCCACCGTAATCGGAATATTCACCGTGGGCTTGTCCTCAAGGCAGGTAAACGTCAGCACACTGCCCGACCGGGAAGCGAAACTGACCATGCCGCACGCCTCTTTCAGCGCAAGGTTGATGTCCGTGTTGCTCCCGTACACTGGATAAGCCATCGCACGTTTTGTATCCGTCAGACCGGAGACCGTAACAGACTGGGTATACGGGGCGCTGGCAGACCAACCGGCAGCAGTTAACGTTGCAGTCTTTGCAACAGTTTTAGCATTACTTAACGCCGTATCTACGTACCCCTTGGTTGTGGCATCAGCGCTGTCCGTGGGCGCACCTAATGCTTTAATTTGATGGGAGTTCATGACAATATTTCCGGTCATTAAACCGCCAGCACTAGGCAATGCCCCAACATTTTCAGCTTCTAGCTCAACGTTGCCATTGGAGTTAGGTTTTTTGCCGCACACTTTGGATACAGCACCGGTGCCATCCAAGCCCATGCGGGAGACGGAGTAGGCATAAATCGGGGTTCCGGAATTGAACGTCATTGCAACTCGCGTCCACAGGTAAGCGCCCTGTGCTACCGTGGGAATGCTGCCTTGCCAGTTTCCGGACGGTATAACATTCCCGGATGTGCTAGCTTGATATGTTACGGACTGGCTGGTCAACAGAGCCGGGTTCCCGATGTCACCCTTTTCGCCCTTGATCTCAAACCACTGATACTTCGTCCAGTCCGTTGGGGCAGTTGCGGAATTGCCGCTGTATACGCCCATCCAATTGTCAGGGAGAACACCGAAGCTGTGAGAAGCCGCCGTTGGCTTCTGAGACGCGTACCGAATCCAGACGTATGCGTTGTCGCCCTTATCGCCCTTTGCGCCGTTCGTGATGGTAAATGTGCTGGTGGTATTATCGTTATAGGTAATACGGTACGTGTCTACCAGCCCGCTGACGGAGACTTTGGCAATGGTTGAAATGCCCCGCCCGTTTTTTACGGTAAAGTCAAAGGTAGTGGTGTCCGCCATGGTGATACGGTATGTATCCGTAAGGCCGCTGGTGGACTGCTTCACGATGCTGCTGATACCGCCATGGCCGTCAGCGGCGGCGGTCAGCCAGTTCAGCAGAATTTGTCCCGTCAGCTTCTTTGCCGCGCCGCCCTGCTCCATTACAAGAAGGTCGGTTGCTTTTACCTGTTCAGCGGCAATCAGCTCGGATATTGCTTTATCTGCGATAAGTCATCCCTCCTCAACGTCAGTCTCTTTTTCGGGCGCAGGAGGCGCAGACAGCTCCTGCACCACTTCCTCAACGGCCTGCATACTGCCCAGCATCCTGTCCCAGTTCTCTCGTCCTGCGACCTGAACGCCCTCAAGGGTATTCAGGACTGCCCTAAGTTTCATTACAGGGTTCATTTTTACTCCTTTCCCAGCACCACACGCACCGCGCCGGTTTCCGGTACAATAGCGATTATCTTCGTATATTGTGCGGCGTACTGGCCTTCCCACCACATTTGCACCGTCTCAGCGGGATTTGCAAATACCGTGGCAATCGTCGCCAGGGATTCCCCGAGAATACGGATGTTTATCTGCCCCGCCTGGGGGAAAGGGTTGAAATAATCGCAGTCGAATTCTTTGCCTGTTGCGGTTTTCAGTTTTTCCATAGAAACCTCCTAGTATAACCAGTCATATCAAATCCATGTTAGGTATTGTAGAGATATTGTGCTGCCATTTCCATCCCTGAACGATGTAGAAGCTATAGCTATCGTATGGCCTCCAATTACCAGTCCTTTGTCTTCGGTTGATAAATTGGATGCTGTATTCCAACCATTGAACACACCATTTGCAAAATCCGCATACCCAAGCGAGGTATTGATACCTCCGCTGGTATAGGCCGTGGATATGGTATTGTAGCCAATTTCCGAGCCGTAGACACTGTGACTGGCAAGACCTGACCCGTCAAGGTACCCATCGTCGCCGCCATAGTCAATCTTACCGGCGCTGACGCTTCCCCGGAAATAGCCATTCTCCGCATACAGATTCCCAGTCGGCGTAATCTGCACGCCGTTAGCCTCTGAGCCGCACTGAATACCGTTTACACCAATGTAAATGCCCCGGCTGTTGGTGCCGTTCCAGACCTGATTGTTATAGCTGAGGTAGTCGGATTGGATATCAAGACCGCCGATTTTGCCGCTTAAGGCGATGAACTTTCCACGGACTTCTGCGCCGGATTTGGTGATTCGGAACACCGTGGTATTGTTGGCCTTGACCGTCCAGGAATCATTAAGCAGCTCCCAACCGAAGGACGAGCTGCTGCCGCCGGTTTTGGTCACCCGTGCGGAGATCTGGTCACTCTGAATGTCCAGCCGCGAGGTGAGTTCATCTCCCTGTTCGATACGGGCAGAGACTTCGGCGGAAATCTGGTCGGCCTGAATTTTCAGTTGTGCCCGGGTTTCTATAAACTGACGTTCTACCTTACGTGTTTCGTGGGATTTATAGGGAACGGATTCGTCGATTTCCTCAGCGCCGGGGGCGGAAACATCCGCGCGTATCATTTTCCCGTAGGACTTTGACACGCTGTAAATGCCGCCATAGGTTCCTTTAACCTGAACCGCGTCTCCAATCTCCGCCGCCGGGTCTAAGATTGCGCCTGTAGCCGTATACGTCTGGTAGGAATAGCCGTTGATTCTGGCCAACATATCGTTTGCCATTTTCTGAGTTCCGAAAGGGTTTTCGGAGATCAGTTCCTTGCCGCTGTCTGTACCCGCCGTATACTCCACGCCGTCAGCAACCTTCAACGTGACGCGGCTGTACGCGCTGAGTGGGTCTGATATTTTCAGGCTGTCGGCGGCAGACCCGATGATGAACTTATCAAACAAGGATTCTGACACCTCCAAACGTGATCGCTCTGTTATCGCTTCCGCCAACAACCAGATAGTTGGTTTCCTTCGGAAGACCCGTGAGCGTGACCAGCATCAATTCTCCGGTGGCCGTCATAGCCCAGGAGCCGGTGTACATTGCGCCGATGTAGCCAATGACCTCGCGGCAGCTGTACCCGGCAGGGTACGGGATTTCGTAGCCAGAGGTGACGATTTGATATACCCGGCTATCCAGCGAGATGCCGACTGCATCGGAAATCTCTTTCAGAACTTCAATGTCACTTGCAGGCCAGTTAAGTGAGGATTCTGCCGGATAGTCTTCTTCCAGAAGAAGCATTCCGTCGTATCCGTGGAGCGTTAGTTTTGTCCGGTCACCGATCTCTCCTTCGCTCCGTTTGTCAATGTAATACTTTCCTTGTGGCAGCCATTCAGAGGCGGCATTCTCATTTGCAGCTCTGATATATGGCCGAAGGAGCGCACGTTTGGGGATATCACCATAGGGATGAATCATTTCAACGTTAATCTCACCGGCGCAGGTTTTTCCAACGTCAGGAGAATCGGAAAGAAGCGGTTGCTTCTGCTCCATGGATATCAGCAGCTCTTCACCGTAGCCGGTTTCGGCGCCACCGCTATCTACCAGAATGCGCACTCCGCCGAACGTGATTGCGCTTCCGCTTTTGTCAATTAGCTTTCCGGTATCACCGATGCAGAGGCGGTTTTCAAACCAGTGGTTGCCAGCTACAATGTCCCGGTATTCCTGTGATACGTTCTGCATAAGCGCCCGTCACCTCTCAATCAGTGGAAAGGTAATGCCGCTCCACCAATCGTCTTCCGGCTTCTCTATCAGGAAAGATGCAGGGTTATTGTTGGAGTACATGGTCACATTGTTGCGGTACCCGCTCATAGGGTCGTAGTAGTCCACGGTCACATATTCCGGGAGAATGGTATGCAACACGGTCATAGCTTCCTCGGCCTTTAGCGGGCGGCAGGTGATGTCCAGACGGATTTTGGTTGTCACCCGGCCACGCTGCATTGTTCCGTCCATTGTGCGCCCGGAATTGGGTGCGTCAATGTCGTTGCGCTGCCACTTTACGCCCTGTTTGGCGATGAACGGCATGAAGTCCACGCCGTTTATCTTGAGCATCATCTTCATGCCGTTTTCACTCCTTTCGTTTATCCATACATTCTTGCGTTCCTGCGCTGAGCATCCCGGACAGCCCGGTCGAAGTCATATCCGCCGCCACCTCCGTTGTCCTGATTCCGCATTTCTGCAATAATCTGCTGAGCGACAGCGTACAGAGCGTTGATAAGGTCTTCGTTTCCTTCACGAGTGGCCGTTGCGATGCCCTCAACGATCTGGTCATTGTTGGCAACTGCTGTCCGTCTGCCAATAGAGCCAACCATTTCTGCGCCGGCTTCACGGGCTATAAAGAGTTGGCCTTGGTCTACAAAACCGCCGTCGGCAAGCATCGGAATTTGAGGAACGCTGATTTCCCGGAGCCCGGAGAACGGGGTAAATCCTGCAATGCTGAATCCTCGGATACTGCGGAGAATGCTGTTGATTCCGCCGAATGCGTAGCTGATTGCCGAGTTAAGTCTGGAAAGAACGCCGTTTATGATTCCTTTGAAAAATCCGACTACTTTCCCAAATATAACCGTTATATCTGTCCACAAATCCGTGAAAAATCCAACAATCGGGCGAATGACGTTTGCGTCAAACCAGGCTGCAATTCCAGAGAAAACAGTGCTGATTTTATTCCACGATTTTATGGCCCAGGAAGATATGCCATCCCAAAGGCCGGAGAAGAACGAGGCGACAGGCTGGATAACATTTGTGTCAAACCAGTCAGAAACAATTCCCCAAACAATCTTGATGGTTTCCCACGTCCCGCTCACAAGCACTCCGATGTTATAGAAGACATCCTCAAATGTCTGGCTTACGCTTTTCCACAGATCAGAGAACCATGTAACAGCTGGTGAAAATGTTTTAACAATGTCCGTCCAAAGTCCGGAGAAGAATCCGGATATTGGTTGCACAACGTTTATATTGAACCATTCCGCAGCAGGTGCAAAGAATGCGCAGATTTCATCCCACTTCTGGTAAATCAGAATACCAAGGTCTGTCAGTGCGCCTATTACTAGGCCAACGAGTGCGCCGATAGCTGCACCAACAGGGCCGCCGACAGAGCCTATCGCCGTACCAATGATTGCGCCAATTCCCGTAGCAGCTAATGTAGACCCCGCAGGAATCAATAAGCCGTTTAGGGTATTCAGCCCATTCATGATTGCGTCGTATACCCCGGTAACGAACATTGGGATTCCAGCAACGATTCCACCGATGGCTGCCCCGATAAGTCCCGTGCTTATCGTTCCGCCGCCCGCAGTAATCGCCTTGGCTACAGCGCTTCCTTTGAACGCCTTGAAAATTAGCTGCCCAATTCCTTTTCCGATAACCCCAGCGCCTACAGTTCCACCTAAACCACTCAGAATGATCTCCCCGAAATTGAAGCTATTGAGCTTATCTTCGATGGCGTCTTTAATGGCTCTAAACTCGATTGAAAAACTGGCGGCTGTCAGAATCACGCCTGCGGAAATCGTAAGCGGAATGGAAAGGCCGTTTTTCCCAAGCGTTTTGAGCGCCATAATTCCGTTCAGGAAATTGTTTGACAGCTTCCATGCAAGTAGCGCAATTCCGATTGTGGCAATAAGCTCCAGGATCTCTTTCAGATTGTCCTTAACAAAGGAAACAAGCGGCTCCAGTTTCTTTTTCCACTCGTCAATCTGCGTGGTTACTGCATTTTTCAGGAAATCATACCCCGGCAAGTCTAAGCCAAGGTCTCCACCGCCTACACCGGCTCCGCTTCCGCTGCCGCCCTGATTCTGGTCGGGGAGAACATTCAGTTCGTCAAACCCGGCGAGGTAGCGTTTTAGCTCCTTGGCAGACCCGGCGGCACTGTCCATGTTGTCGGCAATGGCACCGCTACCGGCAGAAGCGCTTCCAATCGCATCCTCCCATTTCGGGGACTTTACCGTTACCCCGAAATGGGCGGCAATGGCCGCTATGATTTCCTGCAAGGCGCTTGCCACGGCAATAGCAATTGGCAGAACCTTCGTCAGAATCGGGATAAAGATGTTTCCCACGGCACGTGCGGCTTGTTCCAGTTCCGCCCGTAGTACCCGCAGCATGTTTGCCGGATTTTCCAGCGTTCGCGCCATATCACCTTGCACCTGCGTTACCTGCGTCATCATGGCGTAGTACCGCAGCTGGGATTTCTCCGCCTGCGTCATGCTGGAAACGCTCTTGTCAATTCCAAGATTCAAGCGTTCCTGCTCCAACCGGGCAACAGACAGGTCGTAGCCCAGCCGCCGCAGAGGTTCGAGTTCTCCGGAAATACCGGACTGAACCTTCTGCATTGCCGATTCAAAATCGATATTATAGAAGGAGGCAAGGTCATAGCCCAACTGCGTCAGGTTCTTTGCCATGAACGCTGCCTTGTCACCAGCCACACCGAAACCTGTGATAATGGTGTTGAAAACGCCCTGATTCCGCATCCATTCGGCGGGGTCAATGCCCATTACCTCAGAAACCTTCTGGGCGTAGTTATAGGCTTCCTCGGCGTACTTCCCCATTGAAACGGTGAACAGATTCAAATCCTCCGTATACTGGGACGATTTTGCAATTGCGATACCCAGGAGCTTTGCCGCCGCCCGGTATATGGCCGCAAAGCTGATTGCTTTGAGCGCACTGTTCCAAGCATTTGTGCTTGTGGTTGCCCGCCTTACCGTACCGTTGTACTGCTCCGTCGATGTAATCAGCCTTTGAATTCTGCTTGGAAATGCCGAAAACCCGGAGGAAACCTTGTTCATTTCGTCAGCAAACGGTTTCATGGCTGCTGCCAAGTTTTTCATCTGCTGAGTGAACTTATCAATATCCGCTTTCTCAAGCTCCTGGATGACCTCTGGCAGCTTTTTCAGCTGGTTGATGAAGGAAGTCATATTAGACCGGCCAAGCTCGGACAGAGGCTGCAATCCGGATGCCAGATTCCGCAGTTTTTCTCCGGGGGTGTCCGGCAGATTGGTAATGGCCTGATTGATGGCCGACAGCTGGTTCCCGATGGACGAGGAAATTTTCAGGCTATCCGTCTGGTCTTTCAGATTGCTCAGGGAGTTGCTAATGCGGTTTATCTTGTTCGCAAAATCGCCGGTATTCATGTTGTTCACGGCATTCTTGATCTGCGAAATTCCCGCTGCAACTTTGGAAAGGGCAGTTGTGGAACCGCTGATCGACGTTTTTAGCTCTGTCAACTTTTTTGCCAGAACCTCCACCCCTGCGGATGCCGCGGCACTGTCATTCACAATCTGAAACTCAATGCCCTGCATTTCCACATTGTCAGCCATTCCCTTCACCGCCCTTCTTCTCAAATTTCTTGTTGATGGATACCATAAACATCTCCATCATGGCTTTCGCCTTTTTGTCGCTCTTTTCCTGCTGGGTCAGCTGCTTTTCTCCACTATCCGCCGCTTTCCGCTGCCCAGTGTGCAGCTCAAAGGGCTGCTCCCGGTATGGAATGGGCTTCGGAGGCTTCTTGCTGAAACTGAACCGCAGAACCGGGGCGGCATCCAGAAGGGCTTCATAGTAATAAGCCCCTTGCATCCACATATCCTGATTCTTCAAGTCCCGTTTGATCTTGTCAGCCTCCCGGTAGGCTTTCACCAGTTCCACGTCCTGATTCCAGAACTGGTCATAGGTCATGCCGATTGCAAGATAGTACGGGAATAACTTCTTGAAGATATTTGTGTAAGCGTAAGAGGGGGTAGGGGCCTCCCCACCCCCTCCGTTTTCGGAAAGAAGTTCGCTTACTCTACTGCTTCCCAGCCGGGGTTTCCCTCGCTTTCCTCTTCGTCGTCGGAAAGCAGGGTGTACACGGCCTCGGAGTACATTTCCGCCAGCACCTTCACAAGGCCGGACTTGTTGCTCAGACCGTCATAAATCTTGTTGATGGTAGCAACCTTGGTGTTGGGATGATTTGCCGCGAAAGCGCCGCTGAACAGCATGGGAATCATGGTAGCGGGCTTGTCGCCAAGTTCATTGATGGAGAAGCCGGTCTTCTCCATGGCGGAAACCGTGGAGCGGGTGAACTCCAAACTGTACTTCTTGCCGTTGTAGGGAATGCAGATTTTCTTAGCCATCGCTAATCCTCCTTAAAAATGTGTGGTCTGTGTTTTGGCTCAGGTCGCATCGTCCAGCTCAATGGGCGTGGACGGGGCAATGGAAATGTTCAGGTCTACAACCTCGTTGACGCCGCCGCCGGTGGCGTAGGCGGTCAACTGACCGTCAAACTTGAACTTGCCGTTTTCGCCGTTAGGCGTCAGGGTACCGCCGGCCTCTTCGCCGCCGAACCATACGGCGTAGCTCTCGGTCTTTCCCGCCAGCGCTTGCAGCGCTTTGTAGTCAGCCAGAGTGTAGTTCGCGGTGAACGCCAGCGCGTCCAGAGACTGGATACCGGCGATGTAGGTCTGCATCTTGTCAGACAGGGTAGTGGTTTCCAGCATCTCCGGATCGCCGCCCAGATCAGGGAATTCCTTGATGTCAATGAGCTTTTCGTAGGTGTTGCCGGTGCTTCCCTTTTTCATGAGGAAGACTTTATAGGTAGAAATCGCGATAAGTCATCATTCCTTTCGTTGTAATAAAAAACGGGCTGCCTCCTGTGAAGCAGCCCTTCGGCTCTCTTTCCGCCCTTACGGAAAGGTAAAGCATATTTACCTGCGGTAAATTGTTCCGCCGTCCGTCTCCGCCCGATACCGGGCTACCAGACGGTAAATCGTCCCGTTTTCCATATTCGGAACAGGGGACAACGAAATTCGCGTGAAATTCCGTTTGTAGAGCATTTCGTCTATAACGCCCATGATCTCCCGGCAGACGCTTTTCTTGCTTCCTGCCTTGTCGGAGTAGACATTAACCTCGTACATCAGCGTGGAAAACTTTTCCCGGTCGCTGCTGTCCAGCCTGTTCGCGGACATATAATTGTCCTGCTCTACGATGCTTACATAGGGGAATTTTGGAGGAGCGTTCACATATTCGCCGGATACCGCAATGCCCTTGAAGCGCTTTCGCAGAGCCTCGGCAATGGGGGTATAGATCAGCTTTTCAATATCAATCAAGCCCTGAACACCTCCATAACGATTCTCGGGAGCTCCTGCTCAATCGCTTTTCTCGCCTCATACATGGGCATTGCAGGAGGATTTCCGTATGTGTGGCCGCCGCCCTTGTCTTTGGGCAGATACCAGCCTTTGGGGTCGTCCCAATGACCTTTCCCGTCCGGGTAGGTGCCAGCCCCCATGCCAAACTCCGACGCTTCCGGGTGCCCGGTTCCGTAGGTGATACCGGCTCCAAATTCAATGAAAAGGACGGATTCCCCATCGGCCTTTACGGCGTAACCATTCGGGATTGCCACGACGGACACGTTTGCATCCCTCATCCCGGTGTAAACAGCCCGTGAGAACCGGATGGAAGCCACAGAAGCGCCCAGCATTGCCAGCCTTTCGGCCAGTTCCTTTGCCTTGTCCTTCTGCCAGCGTTGGTATTCCTTCAATTCGTCCCGAATCTTCTGAATGCCGGAAACCGACAGCGGAGCCACAATTTTCTTGTAGCTCACGACACGCTCACCTTCGTAACGGCGATGGACACTGAGTTCAGAGACTTTGCCACCCGTCTGACCATGTAGTCATACAGGGGCTTCCCGTCCTCGTCATACACAGGCTCCTTGTCCAGGAACAGCACGGTATTCTCGTCAACGGGGCAGGTCATGTCATCCGTAACGATGACCTTGTCATACCCGGCAAGATTCCCGAACTGCTCCACCTGAGAAGCCCCGGTCGCAGCGGATACGTTGGCGCGGAAGGAAACGGCAGGTTTGTACACAACAGTTTCCTCACCGGTTTCGTTGCCGTCTTCGTCGGTGACAGGCACTTTCCGGTCATACAGCAGATACCAGAAGCTTTGCTTGTTTCGCTCCATGATTCTCATACTGTCACCTCACAGAACCCCGGCCATGGGAACGATCTGTCGCATCATGGATTCCGGAACGTCCCCGTTCTCGTAGGAACGGGAAATGCCGTTCTCGCTGTGAGATAGCTCACCCTCTCCGCCTCGCTTGTTCAGAAGATACGTAGCAATCTCCACCTGTAGATAGCTGTACTGCTCCGGAACCTCCATAATGGAAGGGTCAAACGGGTATGCCCTGCGGCAAATCTTGCTTGCCGCAATGCCAAGGTAGGCAGAAACCGTGCTTTCGTCGGTTTCATTCGCCATGGCTTTTACCAATGCGTTTTTCTCGGCTTCCTGCACGGTTTCTTACCTCCTTTCATTCTACGGGTTCTCCCGCCTTCTTGCGTGGTTTCTTGATAACGGGAATAGGATTATTCTCCGATAAACCAAACTTGGTGATAACTTCCTCGCGGGTGAGCGGTACGGGGTCGTTGAGGGCATCAACGACTACCGTTCCCATCACCACAGAAGTGCTCTCCAGTTCGCGCCGGGTAATCACCTTGTCCTTTGCGGTAAAGCCCACGTTGCGAAAGTGATCTCCCTCGCGCACATACACTTTCCCGTCAGAAACATAGAACATGGTGAACCTCCTTAGCCGTTAGTGATGATCTTTGCCAGAGCAATGGTCTTCGGGTCGGCCACGATAGACCAGTTGGCAGATGCCGCAAGCTGTGCATCCGTGGGAGAAGCGGTATAGCCAGAAGTTGGCTTGGTGAAGCTGAAACCGTTGGGGTGCATGGTTTCACGGATACGAGTCACCAGAGCGTCATAGCCGCCGCCCTTGAGAGCATCACGGGTCAGCTCGGAAGGAACCTTCACGGGGGCGGGGGCGTACTGAATTGCACCAAGGCCGAGGACGTAGGTGGTGTAGGTGGCCGCTTTCGCACCTTCTCCGCTGGTAGCGGCGGTGGTGGGGCAGCTGTCATCTACGACAACAGTCATGCCATTCACGGTGCCAATGCGGAGGGGGCGCTCAACGCCGTTGGCGTCGGTGTATTTCAGGAAGTCCAGCAGCTTCAGGCCAGCCATATTGGTGGCGACCTTACTGTGCATGAACACCAGCCGGAAAGCGTCCTGATTGTCACCCACGGCCTTCTGAATCGCATCGCCAATGGTGGTCGCACCCATCTTGTTTGCGTCCGCAACGGTGGTGGACGTGGAAGACAGGTCAGTGATGTGGTTCGCCCAACCGGCAAACTCACCGCTGCCGGTCACACCGAACACCGCATTCAGGATTTTCAGCATGATGGACTGGCGCTGCTTCTGCCAATACTTGGACACCTGAGACACGATCTGCTGCATGGGGTCGGCACCGCTGTTGTAATCAACGATGAAGTCCTTCTCCTTCCAGCCGTGGGCGCGGCCAAACACGATACCATTCTGAGCGCTGCCTTCGGGGTCGGTCAGGGTGATGTCAGTCGCGCCATCGTAGTTCTCAGGAGTGCCGCCAATAACTTTGTAGAACGGCAGGGTGTAGAAATCGGAGCCGTTGGAAATCAAACTCGCCAGCTCTGCGTTCGGGGCGACAGCGCCGCTCTCAAACATCGCGGTCAGGGTGGGGTCTTTCGCATTTGCCCAGTTGTAGTTAAACAGCTCGGGGTCAAACGGAAAGCCAAGATAAGTAGCCATAATGTTTTACCTCCATAATCATTTCAAAATTGTTTTCCAGTCAGGATTGTTCTTGATAAACTCCATCTGGGATTTGGTGTCGAGTTTCAGGAAATCCGCCTTGGTCATTGCGCCGCCGGGGTTTCCATCCGCGCCTCTGGGCGTTCTTTTCAGCTTGTCCGCAATGACTTTTTGGGCATATTTTTCCAAAAACGCCTGGTTGTTGGCAAAAACCGTAGCCATATCGCCGGATTCCATGGCCGCAGCAGTAGCGTCCGCAAGGGCTTCATCATAGCCCTGAGCAACCAGCTTTGCTTTGTAACCGGCAACGGTTTTTTCCTTCCGCAGACCGGCCAGTTCCTTTTCCATGTTCTCCCACTTTTCGGCCTGCTCCTGTTGCTTCCTCTGCTCATCAGTCAGAAGCGCGTTGTGCTTACGCTTCCATTCCGCAGCCTCGGAATTGGCCTTGGACAGCGCGTTTTTCTGCCTTTCCAGCTCTACGGCGTTGTCCTCGTACTCAAAGCCCTCCAAAGCGGCAAGCTTCTGTTCCGGGGTCATGTCCGCATAACCTTCAATGAGATTTGTGTCGATTTTTGCCATAATTATTCCTCCTGCGTTTGGTGAGGCGGTTCCCTCCGCCGTGATCTCTGTTTTTACGGGTTGTCTCCCGTCTGCGTTTTTGATAGAGCAGCTTCCCTGCTGCTGTTATGGAGGGCTGTACAGGCTTCGATCCTGTGACCTGCGGATTAACAGTCCGTTGCTCTACCAACTGAGCTAACAACCCACATATCCCCGGCTTACGGTGCCGGGGAACCGCTTTGCCCGTTTCCGGGTTTCATCGCCGATAGGGAGGCCATCGGCGATATATATGGCGCGAGGCCGATTTGAACGTCCTTCTGTGGGGGGAGAGGTGAACCCCACTCGCTGTCTGCCGCGCCAAATTTTAGTCTTCTATTCTTCATGTACTCGGCTTGTGGCCGAGGGAATGTTTTTGCGGGACGGGGCAAGCTACTTTGAGCTATCGTGCGCTTATGTACACTTATCACACAATGCTGTTCCTTCTCCTTCGCTTTGGCTGCCTTGCGCATACAGCAGTTATCGGCGTGCTTGAATTGTCCAGCCCCCCGCTGGTTGCGGCAGAAAGAATCGAACTTCCATTACATGGGTCAAAACCATGTGCCTTACCTTTTGGCTATGCCGCAGTGTAAAAAAGAAGGGCTTCCAATACCATTTCTGGTATCAGAAGCCCTTCGGCTGTTCGCTGCTCCCTAGAGCAGTCACAAATTATACCATTTGGTGTGGCTCTTCCGCGAAAGGTGCGGCGCTCTTTGCCAAACAGTCAGTTAACCTTCTTGCGCCGAATCTCAATGACCACGATCTGGCCTTGTTCGACTTTGATTTCCGCCTGATTCCGGCGGCGGATGATTTCCTCAATCGCCCGAACCGCTTCCGCCGTCAGTTTGGTTCTCACTTTGGTTTCCGCTTCCATCGCCGTTCCCTCCGTTCTGCGCGGCAAGCTTCGCCGCTTTTTTCTCCTGCTCGGCCATGTAATCCATGCTCATTCTGTAGGCCAACTGCGGGTCGGAAAATAACCCGCAATGTGTAAATGCCAGTTCAGGGGCGATCTTCTCGCAAGCAAGCATCTGGGTTAGAACCGTTGATTTCTGCGCGATATTCTCATAATTCCGCCGCGTGAACCGGATTTCCAGTGCCGAGAGTTTCAGGCTCAGATGCCCCATGTCCCGGCAGATACGCAGCACCAGCTTCAAAAATTCCTTTTCGGACTTCTTGAAAACCAGCTCTGTGTCCTTGGCTCTGGCTTCCGCTGCCGACCAGCCATCCCGCATGATGACCGCTGATCCGGTGTCAGAGGTAGAAGTCCCTCCGTTCCGGTTGGGCATTCCGCAGATGGTCAGCACCGTTTCATACATGCTGTCCACAAGGGTCTGCGTCTGGGTCTGGTTCATTTCGGAGGTCAGATATTGAATCTCCGCTTTCAGTGTGGCGTCAATATCCCTGAATTTGATCGCGCCCTCGTCCCGCAGTTTCTTGTAGTCCTCACTGCTGATGTCAACATTATGGAACAGCATCAGTGCTTGAACGAACTGCTCTACGCCGTCAATTCGGTTGCTCTCCGTCATGTTGATTGCGTCAAGCAGCGGAATCACAATTTCAAACGCCCCTAAACGAGCCATGTTTGCCGGGTACTCCACAATCGGGATTCCCAAAATCTGGTCTTCTGCGCGAATAACAGCCCATGTGTTCCAGACCTCGAAATACCTGGTTTCTGTCCAGCAGGAGAAAACGAGCGTTCCGTCCTCTTTTAGAACATACCGTACACCCATCATGGGTTTATGGCCAAGGCCCACAGAGTACACCACGAATGCGTATCTTGGGTCAAGGGTGAATATCTCAAAAGGAGCCTCGTCTTCCTCGGCATCCGCCAGAACGTCCGGCAAAGTCATTCGATAAGAGGTACCGCAAGTGAAGAGCCAATCGGCAAGTTCCTTATCCTTTTCCGGCTTGTCTTCGGACAGCATATAGTCATTCAGTTTCAGCACTTCGGAGGAAATGTCTTCGTCCCCACCACGGCTTACGTACTGGATTGGTTCGCCGACCTGATAGGCCGATTTGAAAGATACAATCTCATTTGCTCGGTTCTCCACAACCATGTTGTTGATTTCCGGGCGGACTTCCTTTACACGGTTAAGGATTGGCTGCTCTCCCTTGTAATACCAGTACAGGTAATCAATCTCTGCCTGATTTTGCAGGTGCGTAAACAGTGCCTTTTGTAGCACGTCGATGATATTCCCCTCGTTTATATCCGTAACTTCGGTGTAAATCACCCGACGCCCGAATAACCGTCTGCTCTCCGTATTACGCACCCCCTTTTCCGGAAATCTATTTTCTCATTTACCATTATACCACAGTGGCGGATGGTTGTCTACTTAATTCTCGTTCGTAAACCATCGGCTACTTTGTGACTAAAATGGTCTGCTGAAAACCTCTATAACCGCCCCGTTTAAGCTTTGGGCAAACTCAGCAAACATAGCCATTCCGTCTGGAACGTCATCGTGCTTATTCTTTCCCGCTACAGTGTAGGAACATAGCATATCCATCATCCTGCCGTAATCCGTGTTCCGCTTATACTTGCTTTCATCCAGAAACAGGCAGTGTTCCTTCACCCACGCCGAATTGACGATGATCTTCGTCTCTTTATTGGCCGTAGTGAACTTCGTCGTGATATTGGTAATTCCGCCCAGTTTCTTTACTTCGCCCTGAATCTTTTCAGCGATCCTGCGACCAGCGGAGTTACTTTCAAACCGGCACATTTTCACCTTGTCCCGCACCAGAATTTCAGACAGTCTTGCATCAACTGTGTCAGGAAGCCCATTGTCGCAGATACAGTCCCCAATATAGTAGTCCTGCCCATATACATATCCAACCGGCAGGAAGGCGTAGTCAGCGCCCTTGTCTTTGGTATCGCATACGCCGACAATGGCATCTGGTTCCTCTGTGGGCAGTTCAAAGAAACGCCGCAGTTCGTCAGGATGGTAGACAAGCCCCTCGCGTTCAATGGGTTGATTCTGATACAGCGCTTTCCAACTAACGCTATCCATAATATCCCGCTGTTCCCGGTAGAACTTGGTGGAGAACCCCACGCCAAACTCATAATCAAAATTGCTTTCGTCGTCCTCGTTCATGGCAGGAATCCGAATGAATTCCGCCCTGGGATTGTTCTCATATTCCCGTTCTAGCCGCCCAATCACATCGTGAACGCTCCACCGGGTAGCAATATGAAGCTCTTTGCATTTGTCACCGATTTTACGCTGCCGCAGGTCGGTGGTGTAAGTCTCCCACAGCTTGTCCAGCCGCTCTTTGGATAGCGCGACCTCAATACCAGATACCAGATCGTCGCAGTACAGCAGGTTTGCCGCCCGGTACAGACCGGCATTTCCCGTTCCTATGGAGGTAAATTCCAGCGTCTCAAATCGCTGACGCTTATCAAGGTCAATTCGGCAGTCCTTTGCGTTGGTGCTGGACACCTGAACGGCAGGGAAGACATCATGCCATAGATATTCCCCCTTTGAGTCAAACAGCCGCAGACATTCGTCATACACGCCCCGCACAAAGGAATTGGAGTGACTGCCCGTCAGATTCGGGTTGTTTGGGTCTCGTCCGGCGATCCAGGTCAGCAGGAAGATTGCAAGTGTGGTCTTTCCTACGCCGGGGGGCAAACTAACCGCCAGCAAATCCAGCTTGTCATCCCCGCACAGCGCTTGCAGTGCGTCCACCACGGGCTTTAGCTGCTTCTTCCGTGGCTGATAAAACCGCTTTTTCGCCTGCCTGTCCAGCTCCATATAGGTGAGATAGCTGTCAAAGTCATATGGAGCCTCAAACAATAGCCCCCGCCGCCAAAGGCTGTAGAACCCCTCAACCTGAGACGTAGGAGCTTTACCCATTATTTCGGCGCACAGGTATTTCAGATGCTTATTCGCCCGATGCGCCGCCGTGAAATCAGTCTCAGCCCATGCCTGACACAGGGAAAACAGGTCTTCATATGCCCCGATATCACCCGGTCTGTTCTCGATAGCCCCCAGAATGGAGGTTGACAATTTCCCATAATCCATACTCTCACCTCACAGAGCGTCAGCTTGTTCAAATGCTTTCAGCAGTTTTGGAAACTGGATTGCGAAGAAATCCACCATTTCCTCGTTTTGTGCCCAACTGGAATTTTCGGCAAGGCCGCTTTCAAATAGAAATGCGTGAATGATCTCATGCCGCTTCACCTTGTTTGTCTGGACCAGAAGGTTTTGCTTGCAATTTGGTTCTCCCTTGCTGTCTTCGTAATTTTCGACCAGCATCTCTTTCGTAGTTTCATCACAGAAACCGTCACAATCCTTAAGCCTTGGCTCTTTGCTTCCCCGAATTACTGTAAGCGTATATTCTGCTCCCAAAACGTCGATTTTCATAAATTCCCTCCTGATACAAAAATAAGGGCTGCCCGTGCGTATCTCAGCACAAGCAGCCCTTCGGCTTTCCTCCTGCCCTTGCAGGAGGTTTATTACTTTGTATGCTTCATGATCTCTATCAGCACGAATATGGGGAACAGAATAATTAGCAACACCCACATAGGTCAGACCTCCTTATTTCAGTTCGCAGTCAGTGAATCCACCTCTTCCAATGTATTTTCCCTCAAATGTAATTGTATCTCCCACTTTGACTGTTTTCAGGGCATCTTCCTGATCTTTCTCAAATTCTGCGTAGAAGTAAACGATGGTATTACCGACTCTGGCTTCCATCGTCAGTGTAGCGCCGCCTGTCAGATTCAGAAGCCCGCCGGTTCTCATTCCGTCGATTGTCGCAGTAATACGGTATCGGTTGTATCGGTATGTATCATTTGCCAAAAGCTCGTTCTCTTTGTATGCATTGTATATATCGCCGTAAGCAACAGAAGTATCTGCGGGTTCTGTGGTAGGTTCAGTTTTCTTCAATGTCGAACTTCCTGTTTTCTGCTCAGCTGATTTTCTGAGCATCGGAAGTACTTCTATTTTTTCATATCCGCATCGTGTACACCTCTGGACATATTCGCCGTCCTTATCGTCCGTGGGCTCTACCCGCCGAACATCTTCCATAGAATGCCCGAGTTTCTTTAAGGTTTCTTTTTTATCGCCACCGCAAAGATTACAATGGTACTTCTCGTACCCGTTTTCGGTGCAGGATGCTTCTTTGCTTTCCACCAGCTTGTATTCATGTTCGCACCATGTGGAAGGGTTTGTTGACACTCCGATTATCAAAAATAAAGCAAAAGAAAGCCAGAACCATTTGACCCATTTCATTTTAGGCTTCTTTTGTATTTTACGGATAACCCAGATGATGAGCAAAATAGGAAGTGCAAGTATTTCGATTGCAAAAAGCGTGTACATGGCGGTTGATACAGCTTCCATAATTATTCCTCCTTCAAAATCGGCTCATGCTGCCCGGGAACTGCATCCCAGGTCATTCTCTTTCCGCACAGGGCATAATTAAGATATTGCGTTACCATTTCCGGCGACCTTGCCATTTGGAAGCACAGCATTTCCTTTACTCGCCGCATCATGTCATTTTCGCCAGGCACAATCGTAATGCCCTCATTAACCAAATGAACCGTGCAATTCATTTTCTGGCAAGCCTGTAAAAATGGATAATACTCCGTTTCTCCACCCTCAAACATGAAAATGGATGGTATCTCTACTGTCCCGTCCCGCACAATTACATTGAAGTGTGGAACACTTTTATACCGCTCATTTAGTTCGGCATCAGATATTCTTTTCCCCATTTTGCAGTCTCACCCCTTTAGAATTGCTTCGTGCGTATTCTCACACATTTCTTTTCCGTACCGGTAATTCCCCCGGTAGGTATCCTCGTTGCCCAGAATCGTCTGGACTGCGGAGTGCTTGAACTCCTTGCCCTTCTTGCTCCGATATCCTAGCTCATTCAGCTTGTCTGCGATTCCTTGCAATGTACAGCCCTGGTTTCTCAACTCGAAAACCTTTTTTACAATCTCCGCCTCTTCCGGCACCACTGCAAGATGCCCGTTTTCAGCCCGATACCCAAGTGGAGGCTTCCCCCCGGCATAGCCGCCCTCTCTGGCTGTAGCATACCGCCCCATGGTCGTTCTTAGGGCGATATTGTCGCTCTCCAACTGATTAAAGGAAGATAGAATGCCAATCATGGCACGTCCCCACGGGGTAGTGGTATCAAGCGTTTCATTCAGGCTTATGAGGTCAACTCCGTTTGCCAACAAATCGTCCTCTACAATCGCTAGAGTATCCCGTTGCTTTCTGGAAAGCCGATCTAGCTTAAAAATAACAATAGCTTCGATTTTACCCGCCCGAATATCCCGAAGCATTTCTTGAAGCCCCGGACGGTTTGTGTTTCTGCCGGTATACCCGTTGTCCTCATAGGTTTTCACATATTTCCAGCCCTTGCTTTCAATGCAGGCTTTCGCCATTCGCTCCTGCTCAGGCAAAGACACTTTCCCGTCCTCTCCCTGAGCCTCTGTAGATACTCTGGTATAGACACATGCCTTTTTCATCTCGTACATTTCTGCTTCCCCCGTACATCTTGTTTTCTGTATAATATCAGATTTACAATTATTTGTCAACTGTAATAATGCACAAATAAGAACTGCCTTTTTTGTTTTTGCCGGAATTTCTGAAAAGGGGGGCTTTTTGATTTCGCGGGTATTTATGGGGCTAATCCCCTCCAAACCAGCACGGCCATATCCCCCGCCCCCGGTGCTTTCGCTGCTGCTTCTCCCGTGATGGGGCGGGAAGTGCCGGATTTGATAATTTACATTTTTTCTTGAATTTCTGTAAAATAATGCTTGACATTTACGAAAATATCTATATAATAGTAAATGTAAACAAGAGCAAAACAAAAGCGCCCCCGCAATCCTACCAAGACCAACGGGAGCGCACCACACAAGGAGGCACCGCTATTATAGCACGGCCTCCACAGAATTACAAGGAGGAATATTATAATGATTATCAACAGGAAGAACTATCTATTACTAGAAAAGCGCGGCTGCAATTTTAATGGCGGCGTCCCGGTCACCACTAAAAGCGACGTTGGAAATTATCGTGTGTGCACGATGGGCGAGACGGTCCCCGGCAAAGACGGCCGGAATTATTTTCTTGAATTCTCCCTTTGGCAGAACCGCAGCCAGCCGCGCTATACCAATAAGCGAACCGGCGCACCGCTGAAACACCCCGTGCGAGAGGTCATCAACCCCATTGGACTACACATCGACACGCAATACACCGACGAAAGCGGCCAATCTTGGCGCAATCTCAACTTGGAACAGCGCATCCACAAACAGAACCCCAGTTACACCACGGCCGAGATCCTCGCCATTGCAAACGAGATCAGCGCGGAACACTACGACGGCATTAAATGGGTTTGTTCTTTCTGCGAGACCGTCGAGCATGGCGCGAACTTTACGCCGGCCGCCCTGATTTCCACCTATGCGAAAAGAAACCGCATGGAAATAGACTCCCGGTTCGGGACTCTCTGTCTCAGGCTTTACACCGGGACATATAAATATCTGGCCTACGATGTCCGCAGCTTTTGCAGCCGCGATAATGTAACCGTTATTCTTGAGGAGGTGTAAGCATGAACATTAACCAGATCATGAGCGAGCTAGCCCAGTATATCCGCGTGCAGGAAGAAGCCGCCGCAATGGTGGAGGCCCTGAAAGATCAGCTCAAAGCCCAGATGCAGGCCGCCGGGGTTGACACCCTGGCGGGTGCGGAGCACAAGGCCACTTACAAAGCCGTCACAAGCTGCCGAGTGGACACGACCGCCCTAAAAAAAGACCTGCCGGAAATCGCCGCCCGGTACACAAAAACAACGGAAACCCGTAGATTTACGTTTGCATAAGGAGGTAAAACCATGAAAACATACATTTTTACAGCAAGCAAAACCGGGGAAAACGTGGATTTTGAAACAACAATTCAGGCAAAAGCGGAACCCGGCTTTTGGGACTGCTACGAGTTAGCAGCCTCCCACGGGTGCGAGTTCTGGACTTGTGAGGAGGCCGGCGCGTGATTATCCTTGCAATTCTGTTTTTCCCGCTGCTGGTGCTGGCGGAGCTGCTGAAGATCAGCAAATAATATTTCAAGCCGTCCGGGCATTGTCCGGGCGGCTTTTCTTTCTGTCCGCGTCCAGATCAGGCGCGGCGTTGTCCGTTTGCCCTGCCAACGTGGCGGGGCTTTTCTCTTGCTATGCCCTGCAAGGCTCACAGCGGCTTTTTAAGCGGTTTTTATTTCGGCAATATAAATTAACATTAAACATCGTTCCCGGCTCAAAATGGGGGCGTATGGGCGTCACGCAATGCCGCACGGCATTTTATGCAGCGTGCGGGGCGCTCAGCGCCCGCCGTTGCCCCTATTCCTGCGCCGGATATATCAGGGTGCCCCCGCAGCTTTTCGCCCGTCCGGTCGCTTTCTGCTCTCCCTTGTGTTCTGCCCGCTGTTACAGTGTAAAAGCACCGCCACACAGGCCGCACCGGCTCCGATCAGATTTCCCGTCAGGCTTTTGCGTCAGGGCTGAAAATCCCCGCAAGGCTCCCAGCTCGTGAGCCATAGTCGCAAAGTCGCAGCCGAAAATTCCCGTTTCATAGTCGCAGAAAGTCGCCCCGAAAGTCGCAAGACCTCCGGGGCGTTTTCATAGTCGCTATAGTCGCTGGGTCAAAGTCGCTGTTATAGTCGCTCGAGCTTCCGACCGCACACTGGGCAAAAATTCCAAGTCACCGTCATTTGCCGCCCGCTATGGGCAACCACGGAGAATGTTTCCGGTTTGTTCACACACTCTCTGCAAAAGTCGCAGGCGGGTTTCCTAGCACCGCCCTCCATCAGCATCCGGATTTGGGCAACCTCTGTACACATTCGTTCGATGGCGTATTCCGTCGTTTCTCTCATTCCGTTCCACCCTCCGCGTCAATGATAGTCGCACCGCTCCCGCGAACATCTTCCAGATACTTCTGCCGCAGCTTCTCCGGGTCTGCCCGCTCTCCAAGCGGATTATCCGGCTTTAAGACCACTTCCTGCTGGTCTGTGTAGTTCATATTGTTTTTCATCAAAAAAATTCCGGCAACGGGGTTAATCTTGCCATTTTGCATGAAATCCTCCATCTGAGCGTTGATTAAATCCCGCGCTTTTTTGATAGTGTCACGCACAGAGTCGCTTAAATCCCTGCTTCTAGGCTGATTATTGCACCATCTCCACATAGTCATCCTGTCTACACCGAACGCCAAAGCGAATCCTGCGAAAGTCGGCTTCATATCATTCTCAGCGCACAGGCTGAAATAGTCGAAGCACCGTTTCTGTACCGCCTCCAAGCTGTCCATGTCCGGCTTGTCCCACTTCATGATAGTCATGGAATGGTTAATGTACTTGGTATTGTCCCCCGGTTCCAGGTCAGGAACTTGGTATGGCTTCTTCTTGAGTTTTTCACCTTCTGCCAAAGTCGTTTCCTCCTTTACTTTCTAAGTAGATTTAATATATACTTTACCATAACACATACACACTACAAGATATAAGATTTATATATAATATATAAAATATATCTTATAATAAAAGGCTCCCCGTTGGCTTTCCGTCCGCAGATAGTAATCTCTTATGCACTCATGTGTGATTCTCAATCAGCCAGTCGCTCCAATCCCAAGGTCACAGCTGAATGCGTGGCCGCCCCATCTTGGCTCTTTCGGGATGGTCTTGAACTCCCACCATTCAGAACCATCATATTCAGCTCTTTCCAGCCACCAGTTATCCCCGACCACAACCAGGTCTTTAGGTATTTCTGGCCAACCGTAGCCGTTATTGTATTCAAAGTCGGCCTGTTTTGGAAAGTCATCCCAACTGCATTTTGCGCTGATAGATGCCCTGCCTACCCACCGAACGTCCGCAGGAGTTTTGCCGTTTTCTTTCAAAGCGTTCATCGTTTCTTGCAATAGATTCATTTTTTACCCCCTCCATTTCCCAGACTTATAGTCGTACTCTTTCAAGCAATCGTACCTCTCCCGGAACGGGTAGAATGTTTCGCCGTTGCCCTTGTACGCCTCCCGCAGAGCCTTGTCCAGCCGTTCTTGATACCAATCCGCTTCATCGTTTGGCAGGAACGCCGGGCGGAAATACTGCATGATTTCGCTGGTTTTCTTCAGGACTTTCAGGATTCTTGCGCCGCTAAATGTGTCCTTGCCCATGGTCTCCGGGTCTCGCAAGGCCAGGGAAATATAGTCGCACATCTGCTGTGTTCCGAGTTTCCAACCATCGTTGAAGCACTGCCGCTGAACAGCCTCCTGCTTGGCAAGATACGCATTTTGTTTTGCCATATGCTTTTCCTTTCTTTTCTTAGTAAATCCCTGTATAGAACTATAACAACATACACACAAGATATAGAATTATATTATATATACTATACAGGGATAAAGCTATAATATTAAATTCCGTCTCCTGTTTTTCGTTTTCGCCCTCCTTTCGGTGCAATCCTTCCCAGGCGGGCAAGGCCGCTTTTCCCCGTGGACGAATATGTAATTGCAGCACCGGCTGCCTTCATAATATCCGAAGAAATACCAACACCCAACGCAATGCTTCCTGCTATCCTTGTACTCCATGTTGCTCCCCTAGAGAACAGGAAATCTCACAGCCCCGTCGAGCATCCCGGTTTCTTGGCATATCATAAGCAACTTTGTCTGCGCCGTCATCCGAATTTCAGCCGGTGCCCGTTCCGTTGCCGTGTGCAAGACGGAAATACACTCAATCCCCTTTCCCTTGTCCACAGACAGCACATAGGACGTCGCAGATACCGCAGAAGCGAACCACTCCGGAACGTTGCCGTAGGCGTATTTTGCAAACATCCTCCGGAGAATCTTTTCCGGGTCAGATTCTTCCTGCTCGATGGTGGTTATCTCCCATTCCCCCGACTTGGCGACCTCTTTCACTGTTTCGGTCAATTTTTTTGCAAGCATCTCGCGTGCAGTCTTCATAAGTAACGCATCATCAAATTTGAAATTCTGTTCTGCCATTATTCATGTACCTCCAATTCCTTATTTTTCCTGTCTCTGTCATATTTCAGAGCTTTCAGAAGTTCTTCCCGATTCACCCGGATACCAATTTTTATAATCGCCTGTACTACGGCATCTCCGATAGCATCCTGGAAGTCGCTTAAATTCAAGCTGGCAGGTGGGGTGTAGCCGTTAAGTTCTTCCATTTTCATCCACCTTTCGCTCCCCATAACTGCAAAAATCATTGCCGTCTACCTCATTTGGGGACATGCCCTGCTCATATTGCCAATGATAGCAATACCCAAATGGCGTTCCTCCTTTGTTGGTTAGGTACTTGCCTATTTCCTCAAATTCAATGCAGTCCCGGCACCTTACCACGGGGACGGCATCCACGGTGGGGGCATTCCGGATTATCTCCTTTGCTATAATATCTTCGTCGGAAACATCAAATTGGAGTTCCAATTCCTCTGCATCAATTAAGCGTGGCATCTCAAATTCTCCTTCGCAAGCACTTTTTCAATGGGAAGCCCTCGGTAATATCGGCTGGAAATTGTACTCCTACTCATTCCTAAAGCCTCTGCCCACTCTCCTACAGTGCGGTTTTCGCCCATGTACTTGATTCTCACCGTGTTTCTCCGGTTATTCGCTTGTTCCTTTGCTGTTGCCCAAGTGCAATTTTCAGGAGAATAATCAGCGTTGACATTTATTCGTTCCAACGACATCCCCGGCTTATATTTTGAGCCTTTTACCCATTGCTCAAACAATTCGATATCATGCCATTCTTCGCAAACAGCAATACCACGTCCGCCATACTGGGGGTAATTATGTGCTTTCTTCCTGTAACATCTGTCCATCATCGAATGATAACTACCGTACCACGGCTCTTTGTAAAATGATCGCCCCTCAATCAGCCGCATAAAAATCCTCCCTCCTCGGCATCTCTTTCAGCCAGCGTCTGACGGCAAAGAACCGAATGCGTGACGGCTGATTCCTCGCCCACCGCTCAATTGCGGCGGCGTAAGCAATTCTAGCGTTAAGGCGCTGACGGTGTTCTTGCCTTTCACTCATTCCCAATACCTCCATTTTTCGTAAGATATTTAATTTCTTCTTGCACCAGCGTTCGGTTGCTCATGATAATATGTGATCCTGTAACCCTGTTGGGGCAAGCCACGCACTCGCACTTGTAGGGAGGCTTGCTCTCGTTCCCCCCTCTGCACAAGCATAGGTAATTGAAGCAGTCTGTCACTTTCCGTCACCCCTTCGGCGGATAGATAGGCTTCCAGTGGGTGATCCGCTCCTCCCACGCATCCCAGAAAGGGAATGGAGCAATCCAAGTGATGCCATCCCAGATGCCTGTCATGGCCTTCCCCCCAGTAGTCCAAACATAGACAACATCGCTGTAAGTGTAATCCAGTCCTATTCCTGCTTTTTGGGGTTTCAAATCTGGCAACCTCTCACTGCACGGAACCCACCGTGTCCGCTCCAACGCCTCCATGCCCATCCGGCAGGCTTCGTTTACCTCGTCCATGCCGTCATAGCACTCCCGGTGTTCCGGGTCAAGGATTTCAATTGCTCGGTCAATCGTCATTTGTTTCGTCCTCCAAATCCATTTTGCATCCACACCCCGGGCAGTAGTTGTACCCCAGCAGCTGCACATCCTCGTCAATCTCAAAGCACCACTCTCCGCCGCAGGCAGAGCATTGGATTGTTACAAGACTGTTCCAATCATCGTCGGTTCGCAACCATTCCCCATGCCGCACCGGCTCCGCATCGGCGGCGGGAAGTTTGCGTATCTCGGAAAAAGCCGCCGCATAATCGCCGCTTGTGCGCTTTACGATTTCCATGGCCGCCTCCCGGCTAATGTAATCACTCATTTCAATTCCTCCAAACTAATCTGCCCATCAATGGGCGTATTGTCGGCCTCTTTCCGCTTCCGTTCCGGGACGACTTCTCTCACAAGGGGCTGGCGGCTTATTGCCCGATTGAATGCCCCACAAGCCATCCATCGTCCCGCCCAGTCCGTCGCTTCACTATGGGTAAGCCCGTATACTTTGCATTTGCAAAGCACTTTATCGTGATACTTGCCCTTTATGAAGTTGCTACACTCCCGGCACGTATGCCCATCCAAAACGCCGAAAAACCGGTGCATCAGAGCAAGTTTACGTAAGGCCATTATAGTTCCTCCACTCCGGGCGGATGCTGATAAGTACCGATTTAGCCATTGTCAGCCCTCCGGTTCCAAGCCTCAATTGCCGCGGCTTTGTTCTTACAGCAGCCACTTGAAGCCCCGCATCCTCCAGCAATGGAGTCACAAACAACCTGAAACTGGCTGTTATATAAGTCGTAGTTTTCATCGTATTTGTCCATAAGCTCAATTTCCGCAACACTTCCAACAAAAATCTTTGTTCCCCCACAAAACGGGCATGGCTTCAATTTGGTTTCTTCCATCGTTATCTCCTTCCCACCCGGGTTACCCCGGGCTTATCGCTTGTTTTCATTCTCCCAAAAATCTCCACTCCAAAGCTATCCATGCAAATTCATAGGGCAAAGACCCTTTCCGGAACTCTTGCGCAATCCTGTTTGCATTGTTCCTCTTAACGCCTTTCGACATCAGCAGTTTTACAAAACGTTTTCTTGTCATTGGTCTCTCCTAACAGTGTCGATTTCGAGGCGGTTAAACCATTTCCGTGACCTCGCGAAAATGGTCTATCCCCACTGTTCCGCCATTGCGGCGGCGATGCCGGGGGAAGTTTTGCTTCTGGCCTTTGCCCGGAACGCCTTGCACACGGTTTGCGATTCCTCGCAGGCAATAAGTACTTTCATTCCGTCTCCTCCACCGGGGAGCGGAGCCAGGTAAGGCAGCATTCTTCACAGCTGGACATATCTCCACACAGTTTGGCCTTTACGCAAATATACGGCGCTACCCTTATCATTTTTGCCAGCTCCTCATCCGTCATGTTCCGGATGCGGTCGGCGTTGGTCATCGGCTCATACCGATCTTTCAAGCCTTCATCGTGAATGCAGCCGTCACAAGCCGCCCATCCACCCGGGGCAATTCGGTACTTGCAGCTGGTGCATAGCTCATTTTTCATTTCCCATTTCCTTTCTGTTTTCCTTTATTCCCCCACCGGCTTGAAACAGCCGTACATTTTCGCTTTGCTCACTGAAAATCCTCCATACTTGTCTGCCCCGGTAGCACATCGTACTCCATCCACCAGCGGAACACATCTTCTGCGGTAGTCCAATCTTCGGTAGCCCAAGCCGGTTCCTTGTTCCGCCGTCTGCGTTCCTCCAGCATCCTATCGAACGCACGCAGATAGAGATTTTTGTACTTCGGCCACCGGGTGAACTCGGTTTCCCGGCCTTTTCTGCCAGCCAGGGGGCATCCGATACACCCAACCCGGCATTGCCCCTCGGCGTATAGCGGGTTCATCGGGACTTTCGCATCTTCTAAGAAGCCGTACACATCCTTGTCTGTCCAGTCGATAATCGGGTTTACAACTCGTTTTGCTTTCAGGCGGCAGTTTTCAAAAAGCATTCGCTTTTCGTCATTGTCGTTGGCAAGAATGATATTTTTATCCTTGGTTGCACCCAGTTTTTCGTAGATTCCACGGTTGTTTTTCCTGGATACAGATTCAGCCCAGCGAACGCCGGTGCAGATAAACCGCCCTGCGCCACCTGTTTCTTTCAAGACGGAACAGCAGTACCGCATCCACCGGGATGGCGGTATGAGCACTTGAGGAATTAAGCTCCACATAGATACCCGCTTCCCCTTGTAAACCGGCATGTTCACGGTGCACTTGTATCCTTTTCCCTCTAGCCGCTTGAACTCACTTCTGACAAACCGCACCGTTTCTGGGGCATCAGCCGTGGTGTGGTTGTGTTGGAACTCGCAGGGGATACCGGAGCGCACCGCAAGCTCGGTGATAACCCCGGAATCTTTGCCGCCTGAAATGCAGATCACCAAAGGCTGCTGATACGCCATGAGCGACATTTCAGAGGCGGCTTTCAGACGATCGATTGCCATCTGCTCCAAGTCATTCATTCTCGATAACAATCCCCTCTCTCACCAAATCAGGGTGTTCATACCGGAAAAATTGGCGTTGTTTTTTGTGGTTTCCAATTGATTTCATGATGTTTTTGTTCCAGTTATCGATGAAATATGCTTCCCACGCCTTGCATCCGTCCCCGTTGGTGGGGCAATCGTCCCGCGTGCAGTTCCTGCAAAATGGGCTTTCCGAATCGATGTACTGGCCAGGGCGTTCCTTTTCCTTGTCTACTTCGTTTTTCATACTCCACCGCCTTCCGGTAGCATTTCAAAGTCCATCTTCCCGGCCAGTTCGGCGATAAAGCTCTTTACCGCTCCGGGGAGCTTCTGGTAATCGTCCTCCCGCTTCTGGCACACTTGGAACGATCTCTGGAAATTCGATGCAACCACTGACTGCACCGTTTCTGCGTCCATCAGCGCCCATTCCTTGAGCTGGGCGGGGCTTCCAACCGTCCGCTGTACCGCCGGTGGCAGCTTACGGAACTCGTCATCTGCGCCGTACACGCTGTTTCTCAGCGCACCGGCAACCAGCCCCCATGCCTCCATCTGGGTCATCTGCTGGGGCGACTGCATCCGATGTAGCATATCTTTCAGCTTCCCGATGGTGGGCATAAAGCCGCCGGTATCCGTCGCTATGTACGCTTTTGCAGCGGCGGCAACGGCCTCAAATGGCTCCTCGGAGAACATATCTGCCCAAAGATTGACTTTCACGTTTGCCGCCTCTTTGGACATCCCCCGAAAAGAATCGGGATAATTTGCCTGTAAAAGCGTGAGAATCTGGTACGCTTCCTGTTTATCCATTCCCAAATTCCTCCCTGTACATTTCTGCCAAACGGTCAACGCCGCTGGTATAGCCGCTGCGGGTATTTGCGTTGCCTATTCTCTGCCTTTCGCTCTTCGTCCAGGTGACAACGGCGGACTTCCAGTCCTTCATGGGGCTTTTGCCAACCATCCAGCCTTTCGACGCATAGAACGCTACAAAGGCTTCCGGGTCAATGCGGTACCCCTTTTCCTGGCAATACTCCGACACCTGCTCCACCGTAGGCGGGGTGAATCGCTTTTTCTTTTCGCTTCCCCCTGCAAGGGGGTTAGGGGGATAACATTCGTTCTCTTTCTCTCTCTCTTTCTCCTTCTCTTTCTCGCTTTCGCCTTCTTCTTGCTTGCAGTTTGCTTCTTGTTTGCTTCCGTTTTGCTTACCGTTTGCTTCCGCTTTACTTGCGGTTTGCTTACTGGTTCCGCCGTTTTTCCCAGACTTTGCTTTCCGTCTGCTTGCGTCCAGATTCGGCTTGATAAGCATAAAGGCAATGGCGGCGGCGTCAGACATTTTGTCTACGTCCGGGGCATCGTTAAACAGAGCGTATTTGCAAATAGCGTCATAGGCTTCTGCCCTTGCGGCCTTGTTTTTTATCTTGAAAACCGCTTCAAAAAATGAGCGGTAAAAAGTGAATTGGCTTCTTGCTTCGTCTTCCATCTCACACTGTGTCACGGCCTTACCTCCCGTATTTCAACCTGTATGTAATCCTCGTCGTGGAAATTGTGGGAAACGCTTTTCAGCCAGCGCCGGTTATCGTCCTCGATGACACGGCCTTTCATGGCATCCACGATCATCTTTCCCATGATTGCATGGTTGTCGATATCCAGCCGGTCATTCCAGTAGAACGTCACGGCTACAGGCAGTTTAAAGGGTGTTCTGCGAATGCCCTGGGCGTTCATGGCCGCCAATGTAAGCCAGTGCCATAACTCAGCGTCTTTCTTCCGCAATGCCCAGTGCTTCCCGGCGTAGTACGCATTCATGCCGTACTCCTTCGCCCACTTCTTCTTTTCCGCGCCGGTCTTCGGGTAGGCGATTCTGAAAACTTCTTTTGCCACGATTCTCCTCCTTTTGGAGTTGGCGGTTTAACCTCCCACCGCCAAGGGAAAATGCAAACTATACTGTCAATCTTTTTAGGGAAAGATTGCTTTTTCCGGCCTAGAACGGCAATTGTTCGTCCTCTCCATCCAGCTCCGCGAAGTTCGCCGCAGGGGCGGGAGCCTGATACGCCGGTGTGCTGTATCCGTTGTCAGCCCCAGAGCTGGCCTGAGTGCCGCTTTCCTTGCTGCCGCAGAAATAGATGTTGTTTACAAGAATCTCCGCCTGACGGCGCTTCTGGCCGTTCTTGTCCGTCCAGTCCCGCAACTGTAATCTGCCGGTCGCTACGGCCATCTGGCCTTTATGGAAGTACTTCTCCACCATTTCGGCGGTGCCGCCCCATGCGACACATTCAATAAAGTCAACTTCCTTCTCGCCGGTCTGCTGATTCTTGAAATCCCGGTCACAGGCCAGCGTGAAGCTAGTCACAGCCTTTCCGGAAGCAGTGCGGCGAAGCTCCGGGTCTCGGACGATTCTTCCCTGCACGCTGATTTGGTTAAGCATTTGCGGCCTCCTGAGAAATCACCTCGCCGGTGTCCTGGTCAACGTCGATGTACTCAGTCATGTCCGGGATATCTGTCATGTCGGAGGAAATATCCGTCTTTGTGGTGCCGTCCTGAGCCATACCGCGCACAAAGTCGGATTTCAGCGGGGCGTATTTCAGCACCTTTTTCAGAACGGTTTTCTTTGCCATCTCGTCAAAATTGGTCTGCCATGGGCCATCCCCGAAGCTCTTAGAGAACTTTCTCGCGTGCTCGGTAACTTCCTCGATGCTCATAACCTGAAATCCGTAGCCTCCGTCCTTGGTCTTGAACATGGCGTAGTAGGCAATGGGCTTGCCGCGGTTGCTCTTGGCGGGGACGTGCCGCAGCTTCGGGTCAAGGCCAAGGGCATACTCAAACTCGTCGTTTTCGTATACGGCGTGCGCCTGAATGATGGAAACCTCACCGGAACGGTAGGCCAGATCAATAAGCCCCTTATAGCCAAGCTGGAATTGGCACTCCATCTGGCCGTGATTGCGGAAGGGAATCAGGTAAGCCTGCCCAAGAGGAGTATTCGGCTCCAAGCCCAACTGGGCGGCGGTCATCATAGCGCCAAGGAAAGACTGAGGGGTGCATTCCTTGAGCTTCGGGTTGGCGCTCAGTGCAGACAGGGTAATGCGGCTGAACCGCTCCGGGGTCATCACGCTGGGCAGTGCCGCCTGAATGGCGGGCTTCATAACCTCAATGTAGTCCTGAATGCTGCTGGGTTTCTTGCTTTTTGCTACCGCCTGTGTGGAAGCGGCGGCGTTCTGAATCATGTTTGCCATTTTTTATTCTTCCTCCTCGATAACTTTCATTTCTTTCTGCTTGTAGCACATATGCGCCGCGTAGCTGATGGACTGCATGAGGTCAAGCTCCCGCGCCCCGCGGACGCTGCTCCATGCGTGAATGATTTCTTCCCCGTTGAAAAGAACCGCGAACCGTACCTTTTTGGGGTAGACGTCCAGTTTTACGGAGTATCCGATGGTTTCACAGCCCGAAACGGCTTCCGCCTCCACTTTTTGAGGGGGGGTAGCTGCCTGCTTTTTCAGCAGGTCACCTTCCGGTACACCGAGGAGCACACACAGCCTGCGGAACGCATATTCCGGAATCTGCCCTTTATTGACTGCGTAGCTGAGATAGCTGGGGCAGCGCCCGATTTCCTCGGAGAGAACTGCCAACGTCTTTCCGGAATCATACACGGCTTCTCTTGTGGCGGAAGTGTCGATTTCTACCATATTTGTTTTTCCCATTATTGTTCATCCTTTTTGAACCGGAAAGTTCTGCTTTCCGAAGATTTGAAATAGTCCTGTGGGATTTCTCCGTGGTCTTTCTCCCACTTCTTTCTATCGAACGTGGAGCGTTTCTGCGTCTTCCATGTGACGCTGTAACTCCCGTATCCGCCCCGCTCGGCGGTTCCCATGGTCTCCATGATACGTGCCTGAGCGGCGGCTTTCTTTTCTTCCAGCGCCTTGATCTGCTGGCTGCATTCGTCCATGATCGCCAGGTCGACGGCGCAGCCGGTCAAATCCATTTCGGTGTCCGGATCGCTGGCTGGGAACTCTGCGTTCAGGGCGTCAATGGTGGAATCCATGCCGTCAATGGCCGGGGGCGTTTCGCTCTGAACGTTCTCCCAGAAGCTTTCCTCCGCCTCTTTCAGGGCTTCCAGCTCTGCTTCGTCCCGCTCGATGACGAACACTTTGAAGTCAATGCCCAGAACCAGAACCGCCAGATACCAGCGGTCAAGGCCGGACACAAGCAAGTAATGGCAGCATTGCGCGTAGTAAGTAGCCGGGAACTCACCGTTCTTGAATTTGCTCAAGTGGAGCGCGTTCGTGGTCTTGATCTCTAATCCTGCCCGTTCACCGATGACCAGCCGGTCGTAGTTGGCGTGGGCGTAGGGCATATCGTCCCGGAATACGGTGTAGTTCTCCCGGCGTACCTTTTTCCCGGTAGCTTCGGTGAACCGCTTTGCTACGTATCCCTCCAAGTCCGTGCCGAGGCGTACCGCCTCTTTCTGGGAAATATCCTCCGGGATGACCTTCCCTGTTTTCTCCGCCCACAGGGCATACGGTGACTTGTAGGGATTCAGACCCAGAATGGCGGCGGCATCCGAACCACCAATGGTGGTAGAGCGTAGCGCTGTCCATTCCTCTTTGCTCATGGCCTCGGTTGGAATTTTCCGTATCATTCCTCCACCTCCGCTTCCTCGTTAAATTCCGTCATGGAATCGATGCAATCCAGGCAGTAGAACTCATCATGCGCCGGGATATATACCAGTTTGCTGTCTGTGATGGGACATCCGCACCTGGCACACTTCGGGAGTGCCGCTTCCCGAAAGTCGGCATCCGCCGCCAACTGTTCAGCCTGCCGCCACGGCTCCATGCTATCAAAAACGTCCATTGACTTTCCTTTCTCAGTTTGATATACTGTAAATGATCGAGATTTTTTATATCGCTTGCCGTCCCCGGTGCTGTAACATCGGGGGCGGCTTTTTATCGCCCTCTGATGCACCGTCCGATACCGGCACCCATCAGGATGGCGCACACCCACATTGCGGGAACTGCCGCCTTGTCTGCCAGCAAATCAGCCTGTTGCCACCAGAAAAGCACCAGATTCAGCCCCGCATAGGGGAGAACACGGAAAACGCATTCCCTGATATTGAACGGCTTCCGGTTCTCCGGCACCGGCTCCCACCGGGCATCCACGGGCTTGCTCCTGCTTGCCATATCGTTCACCTCCTGTCGTGGTTTTTGTGGACTACATCAAATAGCTCCACGTTCTCATCGTCAAACGCCTTGCTTTCCTTCGATTCCATCAAAAGGGATTCCCGCAGATGCTCATTTTCCCGGCGCAACCGGCGGTTCATCTCCGCCATGGTGCGAAGCTGGGCAACCTCGTTCGGCATCATTTGGCGTTCTCCTTGTAAGGCTTCATGTCAACCTCATAAACCCACCGCTTTCTACCATACTGATTCATGTAAAGTCTCCAACTGTTACAGACGCGGCAGAGTGTGACAATATCGCCGATTGGAAATTCATGGCCACTGAGGTCGCTTACAACCACGAACTTGTCCCCGATCTTCGGCTTGCTCTCCTTTGGCTTGCCCTCCTTGCGCTTCTTCTCAAAAAGCCGCTCAACGGCGACCCTTGCGCCCTCCGCTCTGCTGTAGGTATCCTTCGGATTGCACCGGGTTTCTGCGGTCTTTACGTCCCGCCCGCCACGTTTCAGCGTGGCCGTGGTAATCATCCCGTCAAAACGGAGTTCCACGGTGTATTCCCGATCAGGCTCTGCAAGGCCAGAAATCCAGCTTTCAGCGAAGTTCCAATGGGAAACTTTACGAGGAAGATCCATCGAAGGATTTCCAACTGTTGCTTCTTTGAAGTTGTAGGTTGAAAGTCCATATGGTCTTTCCCACACATTTATTACGGTTAAGGTCTTGCCAAGGTATTTTTCCATCGCGTCGGTGAATCCGATAGCGTTTGGGTTCTTGCTCACAATCCGCACCTTATCCCCAACTTTGTATTTCGCCATAAATAACTCCTTTCAAAAGTTCGGAGCTCTGCCATATGTCTCGCGGTAAATCCGCTCGTAGATGTCCGGCTGCTCTTTCATGAACGCTCTGACCCGTTTCCCAAGCTCCCGGATCGCGTTTGACCGAAGCAGCTCTGCTCGTACAGCTTGCAAATCTGCTCCGCTCTGGCCAGAAACTCGTCCGTCTTCGGTGTCATGCACCGAACTGCCAGCGCGTCGCACAGGGATGTCGCGGAGATGATGAAGCCCTCGTTCCGAAGCTGCTGAATCAGCCAGTTGTTCCGAAGATTGTAGGTGTTCAGCGTTTGCCGGATATACTTTGCCAGCTTCTCCCGCTCCCCGTAAGACTGCGGAAGTTTCAGTTTTGCCATCCATTTGTCCCTCCTCCTTAAGTAAAAAATGTTTGTTTGGTTGACTGCGGCGGAAAGGTTCGCTATAATGCCCATAGCCCGTTGCGGCAAATAAAGAGTGAGGAGGTACTTTATGTCCAACAAACTTTTGTTACCGCCAGTACCGAACCACGAAGGTGGCGTGATGCGTTAGGGCGAGGGGCAGAACCGAAACTGCCAAAGTGAAACGGTGCGTCAAGGACGCAGGTTTGGTCTGCTGTTGAAAGTAAAGCGGGAATCTAGGGTTTCTCGCCGTTTAGGAATACGGACTTCCAACGCAGCGCATTTCGGCAAATAAATTTGGGGAAAATTCACTCGTGACCAAACCACGGGTGAATTTTTCTTTCCGCCGCAGCCAATTTCTTTGAACATTTTTTCCACAAAAGACTTGAAAATCCGAGTAGCGCATGGTATACTGAATTTGCCGAAACAATAAACCATCCGCTACTCGCCGGAGTTTGAATTTCCGAAAACTCGGATTTCATACCCCGTGATTTTCTGCACCCTTTTTTGGAAGTGGTGTTCATGACGTTAGTATAGTTCAAAAGGTTCAGTTTGTCAATATGAAAAGTACAATTCGTTCATTTTTGCCGATATGCACAATTACAGGAGGTGTTTTTAGGAGATGTTTTACAATTACTTTGTCGAGCTTTGCAATAGGGCAAAGATAAGCCCTTCAAAAGCTGCGCAACAAATTGGGCTTTCAAAGTCTTCTGTGTCTGGCTGGAAAAACGGCTCAGTACCGAGGGATTCACAAATCATGAGAATAGCAGATTTCTTTGGGATACCTGTATCTGACATCTACAGTGTAGTCAATTCGCAAAGAGCAGCTATTTTTAATAGGACTGAGTTTGAGAAATATACTATGAATAGGGCAGAAAAAGCCCCGGAAACAGAAAAAGCCCCGGCTCCCAGCAAGGGAACCGAGGTTTTCATGAAGATGTATGACATGCTCACACCGGAGAGACAGGCACGTCTTTATGAAACTCTGTCTGATCTTGTAAAAGAGCAGATGCAAGAGCGATGATCTTTTCCTTGTCCTCTTCACTAAGCTGTTCAAACATCTTCAAAACTTCATCCCGCATGTTGTATCTCTCCTTTACTTTTTATCATTATCGAACGCCTGTTCGGCTTACGTGCTGGTTATAACATACTATCTGTCCAATAAACCGGACTAATTAAAAAATTGCACAAAAAATTTTTCTCTTCGTTGAGATTATATGTCGAACGTGGTATTATTTTCCTGTAGAATTGTCCAGTTTGGCGCTGATATAAATAGTTGGAAAGGGCGTATGACGCATGGAAGGATATGAATTGGAAAGCTATTCCGAGCAAACATTTGAAAGCATAAAGCACATTGACGAATATGGCCAGGAATATTGGCTCGCCAGAGAACTTGCGCGAGTTCTTCAATATGCGGACTGGAGAAACTTTGAAAATATTCTCTTTAAGGCGATGGACGCCTGCAAGAACAGTGGAATTTCTATCGAAGACAATTTCGGCGAAGTTACCAGTTTCACAAAAATGAACACCGGAAGTGTCCGTAAAATTAGTGATTATGCACTAACTCGCTATGCGTGTTACTTGATTGTGATGAACGGCGACCCTTCTAAACCCGTAATAGCTGTCGGTCAGACATATTTTGCGGTAAAAACGCGTCAGCAGGAATTGATTGACAACTACGACCAGCTTTCCGAAGATCAGAAACGATTGGCAATTCGTGATGAGATGACCGCTCACAACAAGTCTCTTGCGGAAGCGGCACAAATGGCCGGAATTGAAGATCCACGGGACTACGCAATATTTCAAAACAAGGGCTATCAGGGGCTATACGGCGGACTGGGAATGAAGGAGATTCACGCACGAAAAGGCTTAAAAAAGAGCCAGAGAATACTGGATCACATGGGAAGCACTGAACTTGCAGCAAATCTCTTCCGCGCCACCCAGACGGATGAAAAGCTTCGCCGCGAAGGCATTCGCGGCAAGCAAGCTGCAAACAATACGCACTATGAAGTTGGGAAGAAGGTGCGTCAGACCATAAAAGATTTGGGTGGCACCATGCCGGAAGACCTGCCTACGCCGGAAAAGAGCATTGCTCAAATTGAGCGTGAGCAAAAGAAGCTGAAAGGCGAACGCGAGTAAATCTTCCGCCAGAATCAAGGATTGCCCCGCCACCCGTGCCACAAGGTGACGGGGCTTTGCCGCCGGAATGGTGTGTCCCTTACCTTTGGCTAGTATGATAATACTGTTTAGCCGTTGGTGACGTAAAGGTGCATCCGGGTAATTCAGTCGTTTTCAGCGTAATTTGTAGGATTTTTTCGGGAAGGGTGAGCAGAAAATGGAAAAACGGAAAATAATACAACAAATATCGACGATTTGTGATAATCTGCCCACAAAGATGAAATGGGCAAAGGAGGAACAGTACAAAACCAATCAGCAGATTATCGACAGCACAGGGCTAAGTGAATCCATGGTTAAAAAGTTTTTCTCCGGCCACCTGACGGGTCCAAGTATCTATGATGTGACCGCCATTGCCATTGACCTTGGCCTGTCCCTGGACGAACTGATGGAGCTGTCCCCGCCGAAGCAAGACCAGAGCGCGGAAATCGAACGGCTGAAAACTGAAATTTCACACAAGGAAGAACTCATCTCGGAAAAAGATAACGCCATCTCCCGGCTAGAAGAGCGCAGCCACATGATGGATAAAGAAATATCCGCCGTCCGGCATAACTGGAAGCATGTGACTTATGGAGCCGCAGGGCTTGCGGTTCTGTTCGGCATCTTCCTTATGGTATATGTCTTTCTGGATATGCAAAACCCGAATCTTGGCCTGTTCCAGTCCGGCCACGCCTCGCCGATCGTTTATGTCGCGGCCTTTTCCATTATCGGAACATGCCTGTATATCGTCCGAACTGTGATAAAGCGAAACGCAAAAAGGAGTAAACACGATGCAAACAATCCCAATTGATCTATCGGCTCTTACGCCGGAGGAAAGACAGCAGTTTGCAGATAACCCCTCCGTTCTTTCCTCGGACTGTGAGGCGGTCTGCTGCCTGTATATGCGCTACAGTTCCGACCGGCAGACAGAGCAGTCCATCGAAGGGCAGCTCCGGGAACTGATAGCCTATTGCAAGCACCACAGCTACCGGGTTGCCGCCATTTATGTTGACCGGGCGATTTCCGCCCACGCAAGCATGGACAAGCGGCCAGCGTTCCAGCAGATGCTTTCTGACAGCGCCAGATCGTCATGGAAAACCGTTTTGGTTTACAAGCTGGATAGATTTGCCCGGAACCGGGAAGACAGCGCCATTGCCCGTATGCGGCTCAGGAAGAACGGCTGTAACGTGGAATCCGCGAAAGAGGGCATTTCCAAGAACCCGGAGGGTGTGATTCTGGAAGCCCTGCTGGAAGGTATGGCGGAGTATTATTCTCTGGAGCTGTCCCAGAAAATAACCCGGGGAATGCGGGAATCTGCCATTAAGGGAAATTGTTTGGGCGGTCAAATCCCACTGGGATATAAAATTGAAAATAAAAAGTACGTCATTGACCCCCTGACAGCCCCATTGGTGAAGGAAGCGTTTTCCCGATACGGTGACGGGGAAACAGCCGCCTCGATATGCGCAGACTTCAACGCCAGGGGTTACAGGACAGCAAGCGGCGCAGAATTCAACAAGAGCAGCTTCAAAAATATTTTCCGGAACGAGAAATATATAGGCGTATATAAGTACAAGGAAATTCGGCGAGAGGGCATCATCCCGCGAATTATTGCCGACGATGCGTGGATTGCCGTTCAATCCCGCTTGAAGGTCAACGAAGCTGCCCCTGCCCGTGGAAAAGCAAAAGTGGCGTACCTTCTTGCCGGAAAGATTTTCTGCGGTCACTGCGGCGCTCCAATGACAGGCGAGTGCGGGCGCGGAAAATCCGGGAAAATGTACAATTATTACTCCTGCGCGACCCGCAAGCATCATAACAGCTGTGAAAAAAAGCCAGTCCCGAAGGACTGGCTGGAAGATGTGGTAGCTCAGGATGCTCTTGACGTACTGACAGACGAAATTATCGAATTTGTGGCAGAAGTAGCCGCCCAGCAGTCAGAGGAAGACATTCAGAAGAATACACAGATTCCGGTCATACGAAAAAAGATTTCTGAAATTGAAATTAAAATCCGCAATCTGACGAAAGCGCTTGAATGTGCTTCTGTTGCGCCGGACGCTATTGTGGAAAGGCTTGCCGAATTGGAAGCCCAGAAAAAGGGGCTGTCTACACAACTATCCGATGAAGAACGCGGCGTGATTCCGCTCACAAAGGAATCTGTCGTGGTTTATCTGAAAGCGGTAAGGGAAAAGGCGGTTCCACTGGAAACCCAGAAAGCCATGCTTATTGAAATGCTTGTAAATTCCGTCACCGTTTACGATGATGAGCCGGGGTTCCTGAAACTCGTGTACGCCTACCGCCTGACGCAAATTCCCACGAGGACATATCGCGTGCCAATTCCAGCAAAAGTACCGTGTTCGGATTTTAGGACGCAACCTGCTCCAAAATTGCAGCACGCCCTGCCTTGATTGGCAGGGCGTGCTGCTTTATTTATTGTACATAGCTTGCAGAACTCCGACTCGCTTAGGGCAACGCCGCAATGGGGACACGGTTCCCTTACTTGCGGAAAGGAATCGAGCTTCCGGATTGTGACATATCCTCTCGCGAAGAAGATACTGTCAAATTACAGAGAAATTGAGTGCCTTGTGTGAAAGGGTGGGGAATATTGCTTGTTACAGGGTATTGACGAATCCGGTAAAATACACTATACTAGTCTTGAAAGATATCACTGCTTTGGTAAAACTGCTCATTCCCAGCTTTCCCTTTCGCAGTTTTCAGTAGCTGGCACTGCGGGTGAGCCTTTTCTCTTCTCTAAATCCGGGCATTTCCGATACGTCCTCCAGAGTCTCCTGCGCAGAAGCGCACGGATGGCGGGAATGCTTCGTCTTATTTCCGGAGTGGGGAAATAATTAACAAAAATAAAGCTGAAAATTCGTTAATTCTGACACACAATATTCGACGATCAATGGTTGCATTTACGTGTTAAACGTGATATCATTTGTATTAAGAGGTTGGAAACGATTCCAATTCCCGTATATCACCGGGAATCAGGTCTTTTAGCTACATTGTGGGAAGGATGGGCAGGAAAGCGACCGCTGCTTTTTTCTGCTTTCAGCCGTAAGCGCAGATTGGAGGGAAGTCGGATGACGGATAAGGAACTGAGACGGTTAAGCCGGAGCGAGCTGCTGGAAATGCTGATTGCGCAGACGGAAGAAAACCGTCAATTGAAAATCAGGCTGGAGCGTGCGGAGGCGCAGCTCCGGGATCGCAGAATAGCGGTTGAAAAAGCCGGTTCCCTTGCGGAGGCAGCGCTGCAGCTGAACCGTGTATTTGAGGCCGCGGACAAAGCCGCGCAGCAATATCTGGAAAACGTGCGTCTTATGTCGGAAAAGGGAAGCGGAGAGTTATGA